ATCAAGATATTCCACTAGGTGTTGTTGTAGCAGGTACAGAAGAAGGAAATGGATTTTATGGTAAAATGGTTCCGAAATTGTTCATTCACAATGAATACAATACTGCAATTATTGAGAATGTTTTGAAGAGACAAAAGGGAGTGTTGAGGGAAATTAAGAAACAAATGGAATCCTTCAAAAAAAGCAATATTGACCCTCGCGCTTTTGTTATCTTAGATGACTGCTTATATGATGGGACATGGGCAAAAGACAAGATGATGCGTCTCCTCTTTATGAATGGGCGACATTGGAAGATTATGTTGATCATCACAATGCAATATCCATTAGGAATTCCTCCCACGCTCAGAACTAACATTGATTACGTGTTCATTTTGAGAGAACCTTACATCGCAAATAGAAAGCGTATTTATGAGAATTATGCAGGTATGTTTCCGACTTTTGAATCATTTTGTCAGGTGATGGACCAATGCACAGAGAATTATGAGTGCTTGGTAATCAATAACAATGCGAAATCCAATAGATTACAGGACCAAGTATTCTGGTATAAGGCAGATGCACATAATGACTTCAAATTAGGTAGCAAAGAGTTCTGGGATTTGAGCAAAGACATGCCATCAGATGATGAAGAGGAGAAATACGACCCGAATAATACCAAGAAACGAGGTCAAGGACCGAAAATAAATGTGAAAAAAACCAAATGGTGAGAATCACAATCAATCTTGCTTTCCCAGATGGGAAAGCGATTTATAAATTGTAAAACTATCGCTTTTGTTTTTAAAAAATATAATCGCGTTAAAAAACTATTTTTGACAATTATTATTTTTATTGTTTATAGAAGCGAAATAAAGATATATACTTAGCTTTGACTTCTCCTCAAATGAACATATGCATCAAACCCATTGTTGGCGATATACTGCATATCACGTATTGTGTAGCCCATAGAGGAGCCGTTATGACCGCAATCATAAGCATTATTTATTTTGGTCATCAAATCAATAATTTTTGGATCTTGTGAAAACATAAAAGATTCTCCTTTGAAATTTCTAAGAAGTGACCATCCTTCGGATTGCTGAATAGCATTATATGCACTAGACAACATATCAGCATCTTCAGCAAAACTCCAATCTGGGTTGGAAGGATAAAGAATAATTAAAGTATATGTTACAGGAAGTTTTTCCATATTTAATGGGTTGTTGATTGGTGTCTGGCTTTCCATAGAAGATGTACAATCTAATAATTACTGTAAAATTATTTCAATTTTTTTACATACTCCATAAGGGTATATGAAAATGTGGCTTATATGGATATTATCTAGTTTTTTTGGATTGACATATGCATTATGTATAAATGATGCATATGTAATTATGAGTACAACTATAAATCTCACATTTAATATTATAATTTTTAGTTGCAGAACTAGAAAATTTTATTTTATAAAAAATCGGCTCAAACAATATTCTGAACCTCAACTACAAGAAATCAGTAATTTTAACCCTATTCACAATATTGATTCCGAACTATAAATCATTTTAAAAAAGTTGAACAAAATACAAAAATATTATTTGGATTCATCTTTCTTGGTTGCGAATGGTCCACTCAAAAGCTCGCTCTGACCATAATCAGTCTTGCCAACAACAATATTATCGCCTTCAAAGAGCTCAGCACTAATATCAGCAGAAGTAATGTCGTCTTGGTCTCTAAATGTCTGCTCTTGTGTAATGACACTATTTGCTCCGACTAAATTTCCATCAGCATCAATGGTCTGGGTCAAGGTTGCACCAGTCTTTTCAGCCAATTTGACGTTTTCTTCAATGGCCTTCTTTTTAGCATCCTTGACACGTTGTTCAAATGCGGACTTTGCAAAAGATTCATTCTTATTCTTTTCTTGCATAAGCTGATTCAATTCTTCCTCAACATATTCAACACGACCAGTCTTGTAAGCCTCCGGATCCCAAGGCATCCATAATCCAACAGGACCGACAAATACATCATGATTTGGGTCCATTTCACGCAACATTTTACATCTAAGCTCAGCTTCTTCAATTGTAGGATAAACACCACGTACTTTAAGTCCACGAGTAGATGTTTGAAAATTATGCTTGACATTGAATGAATCCTCTAAATCATTCTCATTTTGGTCTATAAATGTTTTGTAATCATCTTCAAGAGGAGTATTTACAAGCTTATCATGCTCTTCTTTTACAAATTCCTTGAAATCAGAAGTTAAGTCATCAAATTTAAGATTATATTTATAAGAAATGAAATTCAAAAATTGCAAGAATTTGTCCATGCTTTTAGAAAAATCCCATTTCTTTAGGAACTCTTCAAAAAAATACATTTCCTTTAACTTTAATATTTTTTCAGGAGAGACAAAAGAAATGCATACAAATTTTTGTCCAGCAATAGCTTTATCTTCCTCTAATAAATCCACATATTTAGGATTGGGGGTGCCATCTTCATTTAGTTTTCTCTCAAATGCCAAATTTTTGTTTTCTTTAGAAGCCATTTTAATTTAACTAATTATTAGATTTTAAGTTTTTTATCGCAATATATATTTTTTTCTAATTATTATTTATAGATATGTTTGATATTGCAGAACTTCTAAAGAGAGTCATTAAGTATTTAGTGGAGGGTTTGATGGTGGCTATTGCTGCTTATGCTATTCCTAAACGCTCTTTAAACATTGAGGAAATTGTTCTTCTTGCTCTAACTGCTGCTGCTACATTCAGCATCTTAGATACATATGTTCCAAGCATTGGTGTTACTACACGTGCTGGAGCCGGTGCAGGTATTGGATTAAATATGGTAGGATTCCCTGGAGGTCTTTAAATTGTGATGTTAAATGGTCACATAATAATCATGTTAATGAAGAAGACAAATAATTGAATATATTGTTGTAATAATATATTTATATGAAATAATGTAAAGATATAATTATAAAATCAATTATTAGAAATAAAACATAATTGAATTAATTTAAAGTCATTTTTTATTAAAATATAATGGATATTATTGTATATTTTAATAATCCTCAAAGAATAATAGACAATATCAGAGATATATTGTGTGGTTGTGTTTCATTATATTCATTTCATACAATTTACCAATATGTAGTAAATAATGATGCAACATACATGATAACAAATGAGATTTTGATTTTGGGTCATTGTTTAACAGATATATTTTTAATAAATGATACAAATAAGAATAAAGTAGAGTTGTATTTGCATCATTTATTTGCTTGTGGTATAATATCATTTCAATTATATAATCAACCAGATACAAGCATTTTTTATTCAATGATATTTGTAAGTATGGAGTGTAGTACCTTTTTTTTAGTTATGAGAAATTGGTTAGATGATAGTGCAAATTGGATTAAAATCACAAATAATATTTTGTTTATATTATGTTTTTATCAGTCAAGAATATATTATTATTCAAGATATTTAATATTTGATAAAGAATTATCAACAATACTAGTTCCATATACAAATAATGTTATAAATTTTATGTGGTATTATCTTTGTATATACGGGTTATATGGGTTGAACTTGTATTGGTTATTAATAATGATAAAAATTGGATTCAAACAAATAAAAAATATGCAAATATTCAGTGCAATTAATTGTGAGACTATTTTAGAATATAGTTATTGTAGTTCATTGTTGTATTCTTTTTATGCATATTCTGCTTGTAAACAGATAAGTTTGAGTAATATTTTTATCTTGGATATAATTGGACAAACCATATTAGTTTATAGTTCAAAGAATTATCATAAAGAATTAAAGAATAGGTTAATTGAAGAGGCTCCGAATACAAATATAGATGTGTTAAAAGACCAAGAGATAATGTGGAATTATTTGAATGATATATGGAGTATACATATTCGCACATTTTTGTGTTTATTGACAAATCTGAATATATTTGATGTGAATGAAAATATGACGAATAAATGTGTTTTGGCGCTGTTTAGTTTTTATATACATATGATTACATATTATGATTATTTAAGATTTATTGTAAATTTGAAAATAGAAGGTAAAAAATTTGGACTAGAAGAGCCATTAAGTTATAAATCATATATGATAAATTTTTTGATAGGTACACCTATTCTTTTAGATAATATAATAATTATTTGCAACACGAATTATTATAATATTAGAGTTGGATTAGTAGTCATATTTATGATTTTAGTTTTAGTTTCTTATGTAAGACCAGCATATCAAGCAAATCATTTATTAATTCATATAGTTTTATTATTTCAGACGATTTATTTAACAAACTCAAATATTTTTGCAATAATGAATTCTTAGACCTAATACCTAATGCTTTATACGGTTGGAATGAATTCCCAATCAAGTTCTTCACATATTTTTTTCCATATAGCATCTTGTTCAATTAATTTTTCTCGGTCTTTTAACATTGGAATTTCGGACAAGTATTGCTTCTCTCCAAGGAGTTCAAAAAGTTGATATAAAACATAATAATAATGTAAAAAATTAACACGATAATCAGGACAATGTTTAGAATAAGGATATTGTATTTCCATAAAGAAATTACATAATGTTTCTTCCAAATCTTGACTTATAATAGGAGGTTTAATACCAAGTTTATCCTTGATAAAATTAATATGTTCATAATATTTATTGTATCCTAATTTTTTGAGTAATGCTTTGGTTTCATAATAACTAATTTTATTAAAATCAATGCGTTCTTTTTTGATTTGCTGCCTTAAATTTTCAATAACTTCTGGAGGAATTTGTGTAGTTTCTTTGCCCTGGAATTGTGCTAATATTTCCTTGAAATGATTAATTTTTTTATAAGCATAAAAGCAAACTTCTTTTGGTGGTTCTTTATAAGAGGGTTTTTCATTTTCAATTAAATATTGAAAATTTTGAGAACAATTATTACAAATAAGTACACCTTCATCATCCATAGGTATTAATTCACCTTTATGACAACCTTCACATACATCAGTAGGGACTACAAAATTATGAATATCAATGAATGATTCATCAATATTGCTGAGATATTTTTGAAAAATATTATTATTATTTTTTTCTGTAACAGAGTTAGGATTTTCTTTATTTAATTTAAAAAATGCATCTAACAATTTAGTTTTTTTAGGAGTATTTTCAACATTAGATATATTTTTTTTATTTTCAAAGTATTCAAATATATATTTAGAATTATCTAATAAATAATTTTTTTTGTTTTGTTTAAGCATTTTAATATTATCATTAATTTCTTCAATACGGTCTTTGCAATCCATAATATCTTCAATAGACAATTGATCATTATTTAATTTTTCTCTCAAGGAGGCTCTTTCAAGTTGTAATTTAGGGATAGTATCTTGTTCTTCTTTATTGAAACTATTTATGAATTCACGATGTTTTCCATCAAGAGTAGTAGAATTTTTTTTGCTAACCTTTATTTTTTTTGTATTTTTAGGTTTAAAAGAAAGCATAATTTTATAATATAGATGATGATAATTTATTTAATTAATTATTATTAAAAATAATATATTTTTATTTTATTAAAAATTGTTGGTTTAAAGTCTATTTTAGTTTTCTTATTTTTAATAAATGAACACAGATATAAAAAATATGGAAATCAGTATTGAAATTAATAATAAGATTATAAGTATTGATAGTATGACTTTTCAGAAAATGATGTTTTTATATAATTCAATAAATGATGGTTGGACTATTAAAAAAAGAAACGATTTATATATTTTTAGCAAAAATCATGAAGGAAAGAGAGAAATATTTCAGGACTCTTATTTAATGTCATTTATGAAGAATAATCTGGATATACATAAAATATTGTCTTGATAATTGGTATCAAAAATTTTCATTTATATTAATAATATTTTATTATAAAATATATTATTAAAAATACTTAAAAATAATGAATTAAATTAAAATTCAAAAAATTATTTTCTTTAGCAATATTATAACTATGGGAGGTGGTTTAATGCAGCTCGTTGCTTATGGCGCTTAACCTGGAAATATATCTTGGGCGCCAACAGTGAGCTACCGTTATGGGTCACATATCTCCATAATGGGCAAATAGTGTAAATATGTGGTTAAATATGATATTTATATTTAACATATAACTCGCTAGTGAAAATTGTTGAATAATTAATTGAAATACATAGTAACAATTTTTGCAAGACTTTCAAATTGCGGGAACTTCCTTAGAGCTTCAACTACTTCTTATATTGTGGTGACACATATAATACCTTTGGAGAAAGACCATTGGCATAGTAAAAATGTTGAAGATTGGATGATCCGCAGCGAAGCAACTTATTTCGTATCCACCTTTAAAAAAGGTAGAGCCAAAGTATTTATTTTTAAAGTTTTATTTTGGCTCCACCTTTCCTAAAGGTGGAAAAATGCAGAAATAAGTTGAACGTTCAACGAGTAGACGGAAGTCGGGGTTTAATGAAAGTATTAGCAATACTTGAAAACTCCTAAGGTGTACTCTGCCCCTATAAGAAATTATAGGGATCATCGCAAGATGTTTACCTTAAAAGCCTGTAGGGTAGAAAAATGTCGGGGAATATCGAAAAAATAAGATATTCGCAAAGCCCTTTGTGGATGCCTTTTACACCTTTTCAAATTTTAAATATTGAAAATGTAATGCCATTATAACTCAAACCTCCTCCCGGATCAAATGAGAAATGGTGTAAAAGAGTACCACTGACGTTAATCAGGGAAATTAGCTATAGCCTAATTTGAAAAGCCCTGGTGAGAAAATCAAACTGCTTGAAACCCCTAAAGCTTATTCTACTAAGCAATTTTTGTGAAGAAATTGTGGCCAAGACAAAAACCTTGGGTATAGTAAAAATGAATAAGATGATTTGAACGATTAAGTTCAGTTCAAAGAAATGGGCAATGAGCATCCAAGCTTCTTTATTAATAATATTTTTGAACAATATAAAATAGTCTTCATATAATAGTTTAAATGAACAACGAACCAGAACTAAAAATGTGTGAGAAATGCACACAAATCAAACCAATTGATAAATACAGAAAATACTGTGAAAATAAATATTCAAAAACGTGTAAAAAATGTTTGAATGAAATGGATAAAATAAGAAAGAAAAATCTTAGACAAAAAAAAGCGGAGACTTTTTTGGCAAAATGTGAAAAATGTAATGAAGAAAAAGTTTTAAAAGATTTTGCAAAACTGAAAAAGTTTTATAAGAAAAAGATTTGTAATTCTTGTTATCCAGATTTTTTGAGAGATCAGAAAACAGAGTGGTGTAAAAATGAAAGAAATACAAATATGAATTACAGATTGAAAAAATCACTAGCTGCACGTTTAAGAAATGTTCTTTTCAAAACAGATACAACAATGAATTACATTGGTTGTAATATTCAGTATTTGAGAGAATGGTTTGAATTTAATTTCACTTCAGAAATGAATTGGGATAATTATGGGTCTTATTGGTCAATTGACCACATTATTCCTGTGTGTAAATTTGATTTAACAATAGAAGATGAAAAGTTAAAATGCTGGAACTGGACGAATTTAATGCCAGTAACAGTGAAATTCAATTCATCAAAAAAAGAAATAGATATGAATCAAATTGATTTTATTTTGGAAAAAATACAAAAATTTAAAGAAGAAGGTTCAACGACTAAATGGTTTTCGGAAGAACTTGTATTAAATAAAGAATTAGCAGAAACAAAAGCAAATATAAGTTCTTCATAAGATATAGTCTAATCCTTATTGAAAAATAAGGTAGAGGATATGTACAGGTAACCCTCAGATTACTTTCTGGAAAGTAACATACCGTCGCTATACAAACTTTGCGATTGAATCCATTGAGCAAACTTTCAATGGACAGGCCGATTTCGGTCGCCGCGTGCAGTGCATCATCAGCCGTAATGGTGATCTTGCCTACCGCACATATCTTCAGGTGACAATCCCTGAGATCAACCAGCTTATGGGTAACTCTACCACACTTACTACTGGTACTGGTTCCGTTTATGCTCGTTGGTTGGATTTCCCTGGTGAGCAACTTATTGCCCAGGTTGAGGTTGAGATTGGTGGTCAACGCATTGATCGTCAATATGGTGACTGGATGCACATCTGGAACCAACTTACCATGACTGCTGAGCAACAACGTGGTTACTTCAAGATGATTGGTAATACCACACAACTCACTTTCATCACTGATCCTTCGTTCGCTGATGTTGATGGTCCTTGCGACTCCATGGCTCCTCGCCAGGTTTGTGCTCCTCGTAACGCCCTTCCTGAGACCACCCTTTACGTGCCTTTCCAATTCTGGTTCTGCACAAATCCTGGTCTTGCTCTTCCTCTTATTGCCTTGAATACTGTAGGGCAGAAAAGTATCCATACTAAAAAATCTGAGAACTTTTTTAGGG